GTATGCACACCATTATTCACACGCCACCGTTTTTGGTAGGCGTCAATAAACTGTTGCGGATTCATTCTGCGATAAAACAAGAAATTGTCCGGAAATGCATCAAACACCTCGTTCTCCAAGAACAAAGCGAATGGGGCATCAGCAAGAGTCTGCGAAATGTCATACTCATGCACAAGTTGACCAGGAATGGCTTCGACTTTATGCCGTTTCTCATCTTTCTTGATGACCTGTGCTTTTAAAGAAATCTTAATGTCAGAGCCAGTACGTGTCGGGTCATGTGCATCGAGCTTAGCTCTAACAGCCTCTGCACTGCGGGCGCCTTCATACTCCTCAATGGCGCGATCACAATATTGGTCATGCTTAAGTGCAGTCCACTGTGGAGGATTTGGAACGAGCTTGTCGTACTCATCACACATATCTGTTCTCGGGCACCGTGCCATACGCCGGGCGTTTGCCTTAGCTGACATTTGAGAGAGTCTTCGCTGCACAGAGAGGAAATATGTTGCTGTGTCACTGCGCATATGGACGTGTGGGTTAATAAAAGCTGTCTCCTTGAACTGGTTAGTTGCCCCGCCACGTCCAGACACCTCACGATCTTCCTTCGCATGCCAATGGGTTTCACGAACAAACTCGTCAATTGGCGGTGCTACTGCCTCGACTGCATCGTCAACGCGTCCTTCAGAAATTGCAGCATCCTGCAAAGAGTGGCGGCTTGTTGCCGGGAAAACGTTTTGATACTCACCCCGATCGAGTGTAGCCCCAATCTTTGCAAACCAGGGCAGCGAAGGCATGCTCGTAGCCAAGTGCCTATAAAAGGCAGCTTTCACTAGAGCATCGGGACGTTGTAAGCTGGGGAATCCTTGAGCCCTGATGGCATACACCAAGGCATTCATAAGGTCACTGGCCGTGGGCGGTGCTTTGAGATTTGACGTAGGATCCATAGCAGGAAGATGCACATAACAGCCCGCCTTGCTTCGCGTAAGCGCGACATAAGCGCTGCGATCAAGGACAGCATCCTCTAGAGCAGTGATGTCAATCTCAACCTCACGTGTGAAGTCTTCACCCTGAACGCTAGCAAACGTATACGCCTGACGGCCAGAGGAGATGAGAACACCTGCATAACGTGGAGATGATGTCAATACCGGCAGTCCAATCTTTGGGGCCACAGTGTGTGTAATGTGGCCTTCCTGCTTGTTAGTGGTGTGAACGCC